CCATTTATGTATGATAAATTTTGTCGAGTTGTATTCGAATAGTTTTGCGATGTGGGATTAGTTAGCATGATAAACGTCCGATGTTTAATTTATAAATATCGGACGTTTAAATAAACCAAAAGAATTTGTAATATATTTTGAAATTATTCCATAGTGAACAGGTAAGCGTACTTGTTCAGTGTACCTAAAATTTCGTCTCTAAGATTTAATAGGTTAGTATCTGTTGGGTCTAATTGTTCTGTCATTTGTACTAACGCCTCTCTTGTTGTGTGAACTAAACCTTTGATGTTTATATCTGATAAATTAGACAATTGAATTGTATTTGTTTCGTCATCCAAAACAAATCTACCGTATTTTCCCATTGCTTGTTCAACAAAATCATCAATTAAATCGTTTAAATCAGAATAAAATCCACCAAACGCCTCATGTCTAGCAATACCTTTAGTTTGCCAATGACATATTCTCATTTGTTGTTGTAAACCAACTAAAAAGTTTACATTAGAACTTAAATTCATCTTCTTCTTCTTGTGGATTAAATGATTGTTTTATTTGGTCAGTAGGATAGTTTTGAACATCGTCTTTAGTTAAAACATATTCATTCTTACCGCTCGCTCTCATCTCACCTTGTTTGTGAGCAAAGAATTCTTGTGGTTTTTCGTTAAATGGATATGAATCTAAAGAACGCATTTCTAATTTTTCAACTTCTGATTTTGGTTTTACTTCCTCAATCTTAGCACCTAATTGGTCAATTTTAGAAACCAATTGGTCCATTTCAGCTAATTTGACTTCTAATTCTCCTAATTTAGAGAATACATCATCCATTTTAGTTAAAACTGCACCATGGTCGTTCTTATTATCTTCAATATCTTTTTTGATTGATTTAGTCATATCAACTAAATCGGTGATGTCAATTTCTTCAGTATCACCACCACTCATATCACCACCCAATGCAGGTTCACCATCAATAGGTGCTTCAGGAGCCGGTGGTACTTCACCTGCGTCTGGTGCTGGTGGAATGTCACCACCCGCAGGAGGTGCAGCCAACGGATCTTCAACAGGTGCCTCAGGAGCTGGTGGAACATCTTGTTCCATAATCATTTTTTTACCGTATCGGTTAATCGTATTGTAACGATTTAACTCTTCTTGTAATTTTTGTTCTAACATAGTATTAATCTTGTAATAATTGTCTTCCGTCATTTGTGACGTATTTTTTATTTATTCTTTCAACAATCCCGTCTTTTTCTCTAATTGTGTAACATTCACCTGTCATTAAATCACACTCTTCTCTTTCCATACCATCGTTCGATACTTTTTTAGTCTGTTTAGGACTTAAGAATTGGTCCATTGCGTTGTTTAATCTATTATTTTCCATAATATTCTTTTATAAGTATAAATATCCCAATTTTTATTAATATCCTTATTAAACCATTTTAAAATAAATGAAGTCTCCGGTATTGATACCAAGTTGTTTGAATAATTCAGTAGATAAAGCAATACCATATGTATCAGAATCGGGTCCAATATTAATTGCACCACTAACATTTGATTTAGTAATCGCTTGATTACTTGGTGTTGGGTCAACTTTGACAGTAATACCTTTACCATTATCACCTTCAGGGTTTAAGAAGATTGTGGTCGCGTTAATGATATTATCCGCAACGTTAGTATTCGATAATCTCTTATTGGTTATATCAAATTTAGTCGCATAGAACAAGTTTTTACTGTCTTTAATATCTTCCCAAGTAATTTTAGTTTTATTTAACGAAGTAATCATTGTACTTGGGTTTCCAATTGTTAATCTATTAACTAACTTGTTGATGATTTGCATTTCATATGCGTCCTGTTGTGGATTTTCCGCACTACCCATTCTAACCGCTTTAGCCTTATAGAAAGTCTCTCCTTTATATGTGACTTTTTGTATACCCTTAATATCCTTGTATCCATTATATGGAACCCCGTATAAGTCTAAATCCTTGTCTAATTCTAATTTTTCATCAGGATTTGGTTTTGTGGTTCCGTTGTCAATAACACCTGAACCTTTAGGTGTTGTTACATTTTGTTCAGTTGTTGGTTTTGGTTCGGTCTCTTGTTTAAACTTAGCTAAAGCGTTATTAGTAATTTTATCAAATAACGATTTATAACTTGATGTGAACGAATCTTCAAATGTTGGTAACGCCTCTTTAGGAATACGCGTACCCTTAAATCTTGTTGTGATTTTGTTACCTTTAACATCATGACTAACATCGGTAATCAAATATGTACCTTTGAAAATTGGAATATTCTTCAAGTAGAAATACATAGTTGGTTGAATCATCACACATCCCATCATTGATATTTCACAACTGTATGATGCTTGTCTATATACATCATATAAATTACTATCAATTTGATACGCAGCTGCACCTGTTGCGGAACGACCCATATTTTCGTAAATCTTAAATGATTCAGTTGTATTCTTAATTGTATCTTGAGAAACTGTAACACCTTTAAAAATTCCTTGGTTTTGGTCACCGACACTTACATCAAAGGCAACCACCTTGTTTGATTTCGCCATATTTTCAGGTGAAAATATTTCAGGGTTAGTCAATATCATTGGGTTATTAATATTTGTTCCAATGTCATAACTATCGTCGTTGAATTTATAGTCAGGACTAATGTCTGACATATCAGGATTTTTAGATGACGTATTTAAATACTGAATGATGATTTTAGGTGAGGACTCTTCGTAGTCAACATCTAAAAACGAACCGAATACAGAGCTCGCCGCATCGTATGAAGAACGAATTTTTTGTTTTGATCCTGAAAAATTAGTACCATAAAAGTTAACGTAAGCAGGCATCGGTTTCATGTCGTATCCTTGTCCATTACCAATTAACATATTACAAACACTGAATAAGTCGACCGAATTATTTTCAACCGATTCCAAATCAATTAATCTACTTATATCGATATATGCTAAATCACCAATATCTCTATTTGCTCTATCCAAGAATAAAAATTCTTCCAATAAAGATTTTTGACCCATTGAATTACCTGAAGCCCATTTGTCGTTAAATGATTTAAAGTAATTGTATAAGTCTAATTTAATTGAGTCGTTATTAAATCCTGAAGTATCAAGAGCATTTAATGGATTTTCTTTACCCTTAAACTCAACTTTATTTAAATTCGCAATAAATTCAACAAGGTACGTTCCGAAATTCTTTTGATATGGGTTGATTATGTTATCAACCAAATATTGTTTAAACTCTGTTTTTGTTGTGAATTTATTCGCTTTATATCCTCCTGCAAATATGTAAATTAATGGTCTGAATCTTTTTATATTTTCTTCACTAAATTCAACGTCACAAGTGGTAAAGAATCTTAAATAATTACCGTCTAAATCTTCACCAATGTATAATTTAAAAAATTCTGAATTTTCAGGTGTGTAAACTAAATTAACAGTTGTTCCTGATTTTATCTGTGATGTATTAAATTTTTCATAGGTTAATGTTGTACCTGTATTAATACCACTAAAACCATCTAATACGTGCATATCCATTTCTCTTGGGTTTCCAATAGTGATTTTTATCATATTGTCGACTCCGAGAATATCCTTCGTAATTTTCTTTAATTTAATTTCCTGTTGACTAATGATGGTATTAATAATAACTTCATAATCCGTTTCGTCCTTATTTTCAATCGGAACCGTTGCAATTTCTTTTAATAACTCTTGGAAATTTTGATACTTAACTTCGTGTTTTTTGTTATCAGCTTCTAAGATTGTTTCAAATGAATATGTTTTTAATTCAACATTCTGACTTTCGGACGCAAATTCTAAGAAATAATTTTCAAAAGATTCTAATACATCGTGATTAAACGTTGCAATTAAATCCATCATATTTCTATAAGTTCCACTTGTAAAATAATTATTGTCGGTTGAATCATTTCTTGTATCTGAAATATCTAAACTTCTAAGATATTCATTTGGACCATTAAATACGATAGAATTGTAATTGGCGGTGATGGTTTCATCTTGTGTCCATACGATTCTGAAAGTATTTTGTTCATCTTTCGAGAATACACCTTCGTAGTTCTCCAATGCGTTTGATCCGTCAGAAGGTAATAAAGTATATACTGATTGAGTATCTAATCCGATTTCACTATTTTTAATCCAATTCGTATAAAATCTTGTGTTGTTGTTTTTTCTAACTCTACTATAATGTCCTTTATTTGGTTGTGTTCTATCATAATATGATGATACGTTATTAACATCATAGAAAGTATAGTCATGTATGATTTGATGGAATATCGCATCGTAAAATGGATGTACTCCTAATTCTGTATGTCCACTATATGTGATTCCTGAATAGTTGTCAAAAATTGGGTCGTGATATACGTTGTCTAGTACGTCAATATTTACATCACCGAAAGTGTGACCACTATTATTGTCAAAAAATAAATTACCGTTTATTGTCGTTCCTGTTTTACCATTTAAGAAACCACTTAATATGTCTTCGTTTTCCAATAGTTTCTTTTTATATCTATGGTACAACGAACCCCATTTCAGCATTAAATGATATGGTACATAATGTGTTGCAGCAACTTCTTTAAACATATTAGAAATTCTAACTGTAGAACCCCTTTCAAAAAATGTTATTTCATCTTCTAAATTTTTATATGGAAGTGAATTTAATAACAAATAAGCTGAACCCGCATATTTTCCATAACTTCTACCGTTTGTAAAATCACTATAAAGTTGTTTGTGAAAATAAGGTGTATTAAGTATGTTTACATATTCATTATCCTTAATTTTCAATTGATAGTTAAACATATTGTCTTGGTAAGACAAGGTTCTAACCCATGGATTAGTTTCGTTAGGCGTGTTAATAAAACCTTTTTTAGTTTCCACCCTAAATAAATCCACATAGGTTAAATTTGATATATCAAATGTTGGTTTATTAATATACGATAGATACGTTGTTGAATTAAATGGATAAACATTAGTTCTATATTCTTCTAATTTATAGTTTACTAACTGTTTAGATAATTCAACATATTCATCGTCATTATTAACTTTTTCTTTTTCGACGTAGTTTGCTCTAATATCAAAATTATTATTTAAAACATTTTGAATACTTAATGTGGTATCCATATTATCTAAGTAATATAGATGTCTATCATTAGTTGAAAACGCCCTTAAATAATCTCTAAATTTCTTATCGTTTTGTATTTTTTTGAGTACTTCGATGATATCGAAATCTTCCTCAAATGTTTTTTGTATATTTTCAAATTCAATTTTTGCTAATTCTACAAATGATTTTTCATTAAATGGGTTAATAATGCTAATATATTTACCTCTTTCATAAATCTCATATAAAACCGATGATAAACTTTTGTCGGTATATGGTGTTCCCCCAATAATTAAATTTAATAAATCTGAAACTGGTTTTATTTGTTTTGAATCTTTGTCATCTTCAAATATTAAATTTGTTTTAGTAACTCCTCCCTCTTTATCCGCTAATGTGTCTTCTTTTTTTGTAATTACACTAATATAAGTTTCTAAGAAATCAATTTCAGGCCACAATACTTTATCGTTAGTACGTAAAATATTAATCAAATCACTTGTACCAGGGTATGTTAATTCCTTTTGACTACTTTTAAATGTCGGTTTTACAATTTTTGGCCAAGGATAAATCGCGTCTTGATTTGGTGTTTCGTCATGATAATCTTTTGTTAAAAATTTCTTTCTCTCACTGCCGACTTCATATGCTTTAAAATGGACATCTTTTAAAAATCTAACGAATACTTCTGCGTTGGCCAATAATACCGCAAAGACATTTCTAATTGTTGGGTCAAATCCTAAACCATTGGTTTTGTCCTTAACAACTTCATTCATTTTACGTTCAATTAAAGTTTGAACTTTGTCTCTTTCAGCATTAAAGTTTTTTTGTAAATCAAAAACGTCTTTAGTTAACGAGTTGTAATTTACCGCAATATGATTATTGTCGGGTGAGGATAAAACTTTATAATAACTTTTTACATCACCTTTAACATTGTTTATTATATCAAGTTTTAATTTTTTATATAAATCAGCATTACCGTCTTTGTTCTGTAATTTAATGTAACCAATGATTTTTTCAATCTCACTATTATAATGTGTGATAATGTACTCTAAAGTCTTAGCATCTTTAGGACCTAAAATATTGATTGTTTCGGTTTTATCTTGACTTGATAGTTTAAAGTATTTCACACCACTTTCAACATATAAATCATTACTTAAATTTATTGTTGTCCAAGCCTTAATGGCATCAATATAACTTTGTATAACTGTTTCTAATTCTTTTAAACCTCCGAAAACTTTGTAATCTACATTACTACCAAATATTTGTTTTTCTAATATGGTGTCTAACTTTTTAGCTTTACTGATTAATTCCATTAAAGTTAAAACGGGAAAATCTTTCGCAATTAAACCCTTATTTTTATATTCATCATATATTGAGGTTAGTAACGTATATCCTTTTGATGATTTGGAAATTCTTTTGGTAACTATTTTTTCTTTATCGTTTTTCTTAACATCTACACTTTTTTCAATGTAATAAAGGTACGGAGCCGCCATAATACCGTCTAATGGTATTTCCGAAAAAAACGCATATGTTTGTCCAACAAATGTACATGTGATATCAAAATTACCATTACTATCATTGTACTTAGATGTAAATGATGTCATATGTAATCTATATCTTATCGCTTTACCGTAATATCCTTTTATTGTTAAATAAAATATCGGCCATGGTAAATGAAAGAAGGCAGCGTAAGGTGAATTTTGTTCCCCACTCATTAGAGTTTTACCCCTTACATCGACAAAGTTAATAGTAACCTTTGGTAATCCAACCGCATTTACTTGCATTGATATGCTATCAATACCAAACCCTTGTCCTGAATTGTCTGTATTTTCCGCAGGTACAATCATAGGATTTGGAAAAATCCCTGTAAGAGCTTGAATTCCAGTATTGAAATTTATTATTTCTTCTCGTGAGAAATTCTTGGGGTCAAAATAATCGGTCCAAGAAGAATCAAAGTCTCTACCATTTTGATTCTTCATTAAATTTAATGTACCTCCCGCAATTGAACTTAATCTACCTTTTCCTTTTTCATCTGAAATAGATAAAACAGTTCTTGGAATTAAGTCCGCCTCCAAATTAACAAACATAACCAAATTTTCAGGATTGGTATGTCTTGGTTCCACTAAATTATCTTGATTAACTACCGAATTTGGATCTATACAAATTACGTTATTCTCATCTAATCTAATGTGTAATTTTTCAGTATCTGTTATGTTATTGTTCCCCATAGTATAAGTTATACAATTCTACACCACTTTTATAATCTTGTAAAGAGGTAATTAATGGAAATGGTATTCTTAAGTATGAATTATCAGGTATATTAAATTCTAAACTACCTAATGATGGATTTGCTTGTAATATTAACCACCCAAATAAAGGTGTTCCGTAATACTCTTGTGAAATCTTATCTAATCTATCTTTACCTTTTTTATATTGTAAGTATTTGTCAGTACCTTTAAATGGAATCTCAACTCCTGGTACAATTCTAAAACCACCATCTTTTAAAAATAGTTGATATCTATTGAAATACTGTCTACTCATTTCTTATAATAGTTTAATTTTGTTTTGTCTAAGAATGGTTTATTGACAAAAATCTTATTTAATAATTTACCTTCCGCATCATCAAGTAATTCATCCTGTTCTTCGATTTCATATTCAATAGGGTTGTCATTTGGTAACCATGGAGTTTTAAGTAAATCGAATCCAAAAAATCCTTCTTTTGGTTTTGTTGTTTTTATGATTTCATTATCAAAAAAATCTTCAATTAAATTATAATATGTTTTTGCACTTTCAGGTAATTCAACACCGAAAATATAATTATATCCTTCATCTGTTTTTTCGTATTCACTTATAAATGTGTCTCTTTCATCCTTAACTAAGTATAACACAATTTCTTTAATTTGTTCGTCGGTAAAAGTTAATTTATCAGGTTGATTGAAATCAAATGTAACTTTTGGTTTTGATATCGTTTCAAATTTATCCGTAGTCTCTTTAAAGAAATTTACTATCTCATAATACTTTGCGTAAAATGAACCAGGTAGGAAATCTTTTAATTTAGCGTATTTGTATTTAGCGTCAGAAATTTGTCCGTCGTGTCCACCCATCGGATTACCGTTTGGTAACAAAGTATTTGCCGACGTCACAATGAAATTAAGTTTATCGATTACTTCAATAATTTTATCTCTTGTTTCAGGTATCGCTTTATCGATTGAGGTAATTTCCTCAGCTATATATTGTAATTTATTTTTAATTAAATCAGGTAAAAAAGTTTGTAATGTTGCTTCAGACGATTCATTCCATTGAGGGTCTTTCATTTCGTCTAAATAAAAATCAAATACTTTTTCGGTTAAGTTTATTCCCTTTACCGCATCAATGAATTTAGGTATGAATTTATTAATCAATGTTGACCTTTCTTTACCTTTATCAGGAAGACCTAAAACTGTGAGATTAATTGTATCGCCAGATGTAACACCACTTTGTATTTGTACAATGTTATTACTTCTATAATCGCTTGAAAAGAATAAATCCGTAAAATGTTTACTATACTTGTTATATGTGTATTCATAAAAGTTATTATATGTTCTCATATAATATTTCATTTGAGAGTATAGTTCTGTGATGATTTCGGTATAATCCATCTTTGTCCCTTTCACCGTTCCGATATATTTTCCGTCAACAACATCGATTTTACCTGAATTTAAATCGTTAATTAATTCATACTCAGGTTTTTTCATTAAATTCTCAATGAATTCTTTTGTAAACACCTCAGCTTTTTGACCATTAATCATGGTATTGGTTGCTTGAGACCTTTCATCGTATATTTCAGTATTAGCATAGAAATTAGATGACAATGCGTTTTGTAATTTATTAACTGGCGTTTCTAAACCTTGTCCACCAATGAAACTAAGTTGTAAGGTAACGTTCGCAATCATTGGTTGCATACCAATACCTTCAGGATTCATATCCCATGGACTATCATCATATGTGATGTTAATATCTTTGATTACCACTTTTGAGTGATAAAAATCTCCAATTCTTAATACACAAATTGGTGGTGGGCCAAATGTTGTATTTCTAGCAACACCATCTCTTTTTAATACGTCTTTGATTGGAATAGTATCACCAGGTCTCAAACATTGTAATAAGAAAGTTAATCTACTATTTAAACCCTCAGGTGTCATTGAGTGGAAACCCGGGTGAAAATATTTTAATTTTTCTCTCAATGATGAAAATTGTAACGGTGAATCTTCTTCAAGTTTTTTGAAATAAAAACATTCAGAAAGAGTCTTCATTATAATTCTCTTCATAACGTCTATAGATGGTTTTTCAGGTAATCTACCTCCAACTTTTTTCTTATCGGGTTCAACTTTTAATTTTGGATACTTAACTGTTTGTGGTTCAGTCTTCTTAACTGTTTTATTATCGTATGCAATCTGAACCTCCGCACTTCTACAATAAAATGCAATCGGTGCATGGTCTTTTAAACCTTTTTTAGTTTTAATCTCTTGTTTACAGTTACAATTTTCACCGTTAAAATTCGGTACAGTCGATGATTCTCCTTCAGTCGCAATTAAAAATGTAAATTTACCTTCAATATCATAACCTAAATCTTTAAATGTGATTGTAAATTTATCTTTATATTTTGCTGAAGCTGCAAATTCTTTTAATTGTTCGTCACTTTTCCAAGGAACAATTTTTTCGTCTAATTGACTAAGTCCACTAACCTTATTAAGAAAATCGATAAGAATACTATATGCTCTTCTAACACCTAAATAAAAATTGTAAGTATCGGTTGCAACTTCTGATGTAGACGCATTAATTGTTACAATAACATCGTTTACTGTTTTACCTGATATATCATTTTTTAATTCGGTTACAAATGCACTGTATTTAGTGTAACTTGTTTCTAATGTAGTGAATCCGTCTTCCGCTTGTTTTTTAACTTGTGTTATATTTTCCGCGGTTATCTTATTACCCGTTATACCTTTACCAAAAATTAACTCTTGGTCATGTAAATCGTTTTTAGTTGTACCTGTTTTTAATAGATTTAATTCGTTTTCTAATTTTGTTAAGTATTCGCCCTTTTTAGAATCATATTCATTGTAAATGTTACCAAACTGTTCTGCGGTTTTTCCTTGTTGGGATGTTTTACTTGGTCTATCATTTTGAAAATACAATCTACTTGTAATCTTTTTAGGCGTGGTCGTTTCGTCTGTTTTACCAGGTTTTTCTTCTGTAACCTCAGTACTTGTAAATTTAAGACTTTCAATTACTTCAGGATCAACTCCTTTGTCAAGATACTTTTGAATTAATAAAACATCTTCTCTATCAAGAGTTGTATATGTTTGTATTAAATCATAAAAATCTAAATCTTGGCATCCCGCAAAAAAAGCATTTATATAGTTGTCAGCTTCTTCATCTGACATACCTTTAAAATGTTCTCTTACCAATAAGTTTAATATACTTGGGTGATCGACAACTACTTTAAATGATAATGTACCATTTCTTTCAGAGTCTTGATATGTGTAAATTGGTTCTGGTCTACCGACAAATGTGTTTTTATCCCAGTTTGCACTGTTTTGTTCTGTAACTTTTAAATCGTAAGGTGGGAACCACATAACACGACCTCCATTATTTCCTCTTTCACAAGCGGGTAAATCTTTTACTGTGAATCCTGCTCTGTTTGATGTTTTCCACGCTAAGTTTTCAATTGAAAACATATATTTTTTAGCATAAAAGTTACTACCATATGTTGATCCTGATACTATATTTGTAGAATTCTCAAATGATTTTTTACCGTTAGACATCGGAGCAATATTCATATTCCACACTCTACTACCACCACCCATGATACTACCATCAAATTTTCTAATCATGTTGGTTTTCTTCATAGTATCGGAGTAGTTCATATACGCCCTATCTTTTGTCCAAACTCTACAATATTCAACACCCGCCTCTTCTTTTGAGAATTTGTTGATATACTTAATTGCGGAACCTTTTGACATAACCATATCACCGTCCCTGAATAATCTTGTTGTTTGGTCAATCGCATTTGAAACTTGATTCGATTGTTTCAACATGTCTTGTGTGTAACTTAAAATGGAACCATCTGTAAATTCTTCGTATTCACTATTTGTTGAAATTGATTTTTCAAATAAACTACTTTGTGTACTCCATTCATCGTTATTCGCACCAAACTTTGGTTTGTTTTGTCTATCACTACTAATCCAAGTAAAGTTAGATGCGATATTACCTCCTTCAGATATTGAAGATTTTCTTCTAAAAACTTCAGCAGCTTTCGAATCAAAAAATTGTGATAAATAAAAACTACTTTGTGTTGGTCTATCAAATTGGTCATGTAAAATATTCTCTACAGAATTTCCTCTATCATCACCAATATAACCACTTATTTTTGGTGCCTCACTTCCTCCTGTAACTTTCTTAATTAAATTTATTCCTTTACTTATTCCGTTAAATAATTTTGAAGTGTTTTGTGACCTTGCTAATGTTGTATAATCAGGACCAAATTTATTAAATGACAAATTATCAAATAATCTATTCTTTTGTCCGGAACCCATGTGTTCTAATAATAAATCAGATGGTGACCTATCTTTTCTTGGTCTTCTATTAATACCAATCATAGACGCTAAAGTTCCTGTAACATCTTGATATATTTTACCAACTTGTGTTTTAGCTTCAGGTCTTTCCTTTTGTTGTGTTTTATTATCGTATGGATTTTGTGGTACTGTTAAATAATCACCAGGTATTTGTGAAAATGGTAATTGAACTCCTCCAATTAATTTTAAGAAATCAACCGTTAATCCCGTAAGACTAAGTCCACTTTCAGAGGTAATTTTATAATTCGCTTCAATTAATGGTTCCCTACCTGTTATAATATTAATTGCACTTGTGGTATTACCGTTTAATGCATCCAATACTCTAACTCGACCTAATGTGTTCTTTTCTGTGTTTTGTGAAATTCTTGAATAAACAGGTCCTTGAGTATTTTTTTGTATATTGTTCGCTGCGAATTTGAATAATTCAGATTCGTTCTCATATGTTGATCCACCAGTAACTATTCCAATTAAATTATGGTCACTACTTAAAAAACTTGGGTATAAATTTAATGTGTTTGTTAACTGAACGGTTCCTATATTTTGAATATAGTTAACATTTTCAGGAGCATACGTATTTGCAAATGGTGTTCCGTTCAAATTTGGGTTTGTTGGTTCTACACCACCTAATGATTTATTAACCATTTCACCTACATTTTGAACAGTATAGGATGCGTTAGAAAAATCTTGAGGACCATTTGGTTGTTTCAAGGTTTTACCTAAAATATAGTCTCTAAACTTTTTGGTTGAATCAAAATCTAAGTTACTTGGCATTATTTTTTATTTATAAATAGGTATTTTAATTATTTTTTTGTGAATACTTTTCGAGTACTATCAAAGCTTTTTGGGTCGTTATTAATTTTTACCCCAATCAATTCTAAGTCTTGTAAATTTTTAGACCAATGTCTTGTCATCGCATCCATTGTTGAGTCGTTTGCGGTGATGTTCATTTGTATTTTTACATCTTGACTATTATTGTTTGATTGACTGTTTTTATTTTCGACATTGGAGTTTTGGTTTGTACTACTTTTTAATTCAGATTTCCCATATTGGTTAGCACTACTTTTTAATTCTGGTTGTGTTGGTTGAGTTGTAGGTGTTACATTACCAAAATTTTTATTTATGGTCAACTTCGCTTGTTCTGTAACAGCATTAATTAAATCCTGTGTTGTTTTTAGTTTTTTAACTTCAACTCCTGATAAATTTTTTGCTAAATCATCAACAACATCTCCAACTTTTTTACCCGTTTCACTCCTTCTTGTAATATTTTGTTGTTGAAGATACATTGCACTAACGATATTCAATATCTGAGTCGTTGCATTGAATTGACCTCTAGCAATGTCTTCGGGTTTCATCGCCGCAATTTTTTCTTGTTCTTTAAGAATTTTATTTCTTGTATCTACGTCGATTTTTGCAAATTCTGCGAATTCAATAAAACCATCTTTCACTTTGTCAACAACTCCAAATTTCTCAGCAACTTCACTAGGAATACTAATACCAATCTTACCATCTTTCATTGTTGAAAGATTCTTAATAAATTCTTGTTGTTCTTTACTTGCGGTAGGGAATATCGAACGTATTTGACTCATCGCTTGGAATTGTACGTTCGCTTTAACCGCTAAACTTGTTAAATCTGACATTGAGATACCAAAAGTATCCGCCATCATTTTCGCCCTTCTTAAATTTGCCCCCGTAACCTCAAATCTACCTTGTTCACTATTATATGTTGCTAAACTTTTTGATGCGTTTATTAAACTTGTTTGTAATCCTTCCACATTATTAGTGGCGTCATATATTAATCTAAGTGGGTCACCGAAATCACCAATGGCGCCACCAATCATTGAAAGGTTTGCAGCCATATCAATTGCTTTATTTGGGTCAAATAAATCGTTTGCAATTTTAAATGTATTATCCACATTAAAATTAAGTGATTGTGCTTGTTGTAGCATTTTAGTCATACCATTAATTCCATTTTGGAATCCGTATTGATTTAACTTATCTAAATTCTTTACTAAGGTGTCTGTTAAATTTTTAGCGTTTAATCCTAATTCTAATGTTTTTTGTCCCGCAGCGGTTATAACTTTCGCAGCATCTTGTATACCATAACTAACGTTTCTAAACGCCTCACTATTTTCTAAAATGGTTTTGGAAGAATTTGTATAAGCAATTGACGCCTTAACTCCTGATTCAATAGCTTCTTTACTGTATAAAGCCATTCTACCCGAATCCTTCATTAATTTTGAGGTACCGTCGATAAAATCGTCTACCGTCATACCGAGTTGAGTCGTTGCAACAATTGCATCATTCAACTCTTCCCTCATATTACCACCTAAATCACCTACAAACGCACCTGATTTATTTGTAACGTCAATTAATTTAGCTTGGGTTTGTGCCAAATCTCTCAATAGTGCAGCCGCAGCTTCACCACCCGCACTGAATACACTACTCAATAAACCTGCAATATCTAAACTAGCAAGACTCGAAACTCCGCTTACAACTTTATTTAAAACACCCTGTATTGAGCTTGTGGTGATTCTATTACTAGCATTACCTAATTGGTCATAAAACCCCGCCAATGCAACATCTGTTGCACTTTTTAATGCTGCACCAGCAATTTGTCCTCCACCTCTTAATAACCCACTACCGGGTATCGAACCACTTGAACTACCTGAATTTGTTAAATTTGATTGACTAGCTAGATTACCTAATAAACCTTGATTACCGTTATTTACGAAGTTTTGAGCGTTATTTTGACCTAAATTAAATTGAGTTCTTAAAATCCCCTGTAATTGGGTTTGTTGTTGGGGGGTTAATCCATTAGGCATAGTTTCGTATTAATATATCATTAATAAATAGTTTATTGAGAATTTTCTTCGTTAATAAACATGATAATATTATTACGCTCGTGAATTGGCATAATAAGAAGATCTCGATATGTAAATCCTCTCGACACTAAATTGGTAATTGCTGAAATTTGTCGTTTCTTATATTCCGTAGAAAGGACGAAAAAACTCAACCCCGAAGTCAACATATGCTTTGACTGTGTCTCCTGACGGGGTTTTTACATCTACTGACAAATCAATGCCTGGTTTATTATCGGTTGCAAATTTTCTAAATTCTTGAGAATCTCTAATTGGTAAATTTTGAATAAATTGATAAATCGCCATCTGATCACGTAACCCATCTACGGATTTAATCATCATTTCTAACCTTTTTGTTGTAACGGGTGCAACTGCGGTAGGTGAATTATCTCTAATTTTGATAAGTTCTTTTTCTTGTAAATTATTTAAAAACTTAAAGGTTACGTTTTTCTTTGAGTTTTTCATGTAATACGAATATTCACCATTTTCATCAGGACTTAAAGTAAATTCTTTTACTTTTAAAATTGACAAATCTAACACGAATCTAAATGGTAGTTTTGTTTTTTCATCAATCATCTCCATCTCATACTCACTACCAAATGCGGTATTTCTAAGAAAAATTAATATAGATTGTCTATCTTCATCAACTAATTCATCAATATTAAAATCTTTATCTAATATTTTTCTTTTAAGTAATTCTTCGATTACGGTATCACTTTGTAATAAATTAGGTGCTACTAAGATATTTTCATCGGCCGCGGTTAAATAAGCCACTCTTAGACTTTTTTTATTATTTGAATAGAAAATACCTTTACTTGGTAATTCCACTACGTCATATGATATTGTTGGGTCTATGTTAAAGTTTTCCATATAATAAGTTTACACTATAATTATTGAAAAGTAAAGTTTCTTGATAACAAAAAACCGACACCCCATAAATGAGTATCGGTTTATATAATGTATAAATTTTATATTAGTATACTTGGATACATCTATCCATTCTTAAAGTACATGTGATAGTTGCTAATTCATCTCTTGAGTAATCTAAATCACCAAAGTTCAAATCTTGAATGAAAGTACCTTGTAAAATCCATTTTTCAACCACAACACCTGTTGGGTCTAACATCTCCAATTCAATGTCTTTCTTATAACCAGCAGCATAACCCATACGACCTGTTACAGACTCCGCATGTAAACGGAACCATTCCATTAACGCTTGTGAAGCAGACGGACCGATTGGGTCTTTAAATGTTACTTGCATAGTTTCCCACTCAAATCTACCAGCAACGTATGTTGATGTATTTAAAAAAGGAATTGCAACTGAGTTAATTTTTGCACTAGGTCTCTTAGCCGAAGTAACATACCATTCATTGATACCCAAAGAAGATGGGAAACGAACGATAAATCGGTTTTGTCTTTTCGGTTCATATGGAACCGGCATTTTCATTAATAAATCTGCCATTTTGTATTTGTTAAGTTTTTTTGGTATTATTTACTTCTTATAAATATATCAGTATTAGAAATAAATTTTTTATTAGTATTTGACTTTGTCAATTATTTTTCGTAGTTTTTTACAGGCTCCAGTATCTAGTTCCAGAATAAACTTCCAGTATATAAATATAATAAAAAGCATTTCTAGAATAATTCTAGTATATACTGGGTATGTGAGTTTAAGATTTTCATAAAATTAGGTTCCATGTGGAACATATTCACTTTAATTCAATCTTTTAATATTTATATAGTATGAATATTATAATTTCTGAATCTCAAACAAGAAATTTGGTTAAATCTTTATCAGAACAGAACGTTTTGGTAAAAGCTTTCAATAGAGTTAAAGGTGCCTTTGATAACACTCCTTGTAGTACTGACCAAACAGAGGACGCCAATAATTGGCAAGAATTATATTCAATGTTAGTTAAAGGTGGTAAAGTTAAGAATGGTGAACCTATGTTGATTGTTTGGGGTTCATCCCAAGTTATGTACTATACTCCTAATGGTAAAACATTATCTAAACAAATGAAAGTATCAACAGGTGCTTTTGGATTTACAAATGCTGAAGATAGTGGTTCAACCGGAACAGGTCTTATGAGAATAAGTAACAAAATAAAAGCACCAAGAAAATATCAAGTTTTGGTTAGTAAAAAACCAATTAATTTGGTTTTAGGTCCAAAAATGGAGGGAACGAGAAAAGACGAAACAGGTGAGGTACACGATGCTGAAGTTTTAACAGGAATTTTAGAATTAGTTGGTCTTGAACAATGTAACAAAAACATATATAGTAGATCAATCTACATACACGGTACTAATAAAGAAGAAAGTTTAGGAGGTAAACACTCCAATGGATGTGTAAGAGTTTCCAACGAAGATATATTGTTTCTTTTAAATGCAATAAGGATTGGTACTAAATTGTATGTAAAACCGTAATGAGAAAGATTATCTTAACTGAAACTCAAACTGAAAGGTTAGTGGAAAAAATGATGATTCCAGAATCAGATTCATCGATAATTTCAAATACTCCGTTACACGTATATTGTGCTCTTAGATTTTTGAAAATGTCTAAAGAGACATTAACTCAAAAAGAATTAAAAAAAGAGACATTATCTAAATTATCAAATATTATTTGTGAAAAGGCTGTCAGAATGGGTTCTTGTAATCCCGATAACTGGCAAGGAAAAGACCCGAAAGGTAACCCAAACAAAAATTTAATTGGTTATCACGATTTTACCACATTGTATTCAAAATCACCAAGTTATAAAGGTACAAGTTTCTCTTATGGTGCACAACCACAAGATATTGCAGAATTAATGTTGACTTTAGGGGGTGCTACTGTTAAACAAAGCGGTGGAGGTTGGGTTGTCTATGATATGTATAATTTTGATAACATAATGGAGAAAAAACCACATTTAAAAACCAGTAACTATTTTAAAATGTATTTAAATACTCTTCGTGGTATTGGTGCTGCAATAGGTGGATGGTTATTAGGTAGAAGTCCCGTTAATGGTATTGAAGAAGTAATGTCACAATTACATAATACAGGTTATAAAGGATTTCCCGTACAAATTAATGTCCCATCTAACGGATGTAAGTGTAAACGTTAGAGTTTCCATTCCGTGTGGAACATATATGGAGTACATTCAAAAGTGTGTACAATATTATCAGGAATAGGAATTGGACCAAACCAAGTAATCACTTTATTAGTTTTATCAAATTTCATCCATTGGGTGATAATAATCTTATCTTTTCTTTTTTCAATTGTAAACGGGTTAATTGCAAATGAAAGTCTCCAATCTTCCCATTGATGCATACCAACTTTATGTTTCTCACCTACTTTCATGTGAGCCAAGTGTTTTTTAACAACCGGTGAGTTTTTGATATAATCAGGACTAACTTCTAATTGGGACCCGTCACCAAAACAATAATGTCTTAACGCCTGTGAAGCCTCAGGGAAAAACACCGCACCTACCACAATCATACCAATAACTGTGATTTTTTTAAAAAACACCAAGAATATTGCAACAATTCCGATTTTTAATATGAGTTTCTTTTTCATAATATTACTGTTTATTAGAACACAAAGTTACAACAGAAATTTGAATATTCCAAATTTATTTGTGATTTTTCAATAAAAAAAGGGACCTTTCGGTCCCCTTTCCTATTTTATATCTCCTTTTAGATTAGATATTGTCAAATGAAGCTCCTGTTGGAGTAATTACGAATTCAACATCAATAAATTCAAGAGAACGAGTTGGTTTGATGTAAATCTTACCTCTCAATGTGTTTGCGTCGATGTCCTC